CTGCTTAAGGACGTTCCCGGTGCTGTTGATGCTTTCCGTCAGGCAGTGGCCGACTTGCAGAACTTCCTACCGAACCACCACCTCACCCCCATAACTCCTTCCCTCTACACCTTCCGCTATGGTGGTTACCACTGCTTTATTGCCTTGACTGAGAATGGCCACCCCCTCGACACCTGCCCCCTACTGCCCCACCGCGCAACCTTTTGCTTGTCCACTCGGTTGGAGAGGCATGGGGGCCCCGTTCATATCCCCAGTCCAGTTGGTGACCTTCCCCCTCCCCGTCCGGTAGATGGTCCAGAGGGCTTTGCCGACGCCCTCTATGATGCTTGCTTGTCTTTCCTCCGTCAGCGCGAGCATGCACTTGTCGAGCCCACGGAAACACAGCCTAGCTTTTGCTTCTCTCACCCTGCGTACCCTGGGCGCCTTCCGCTCGAGATTCGCTTTGTTCGACACCCTGGCGTCCCCCCACCGCTACGTGATTTTACTCGTGGCATACACCGCCCTGGCGTTCAGTACATTCCACTGCCTAATTTGGGTGGCCTCCCTCAATCTCCCGCACCCCCCATTGCGCACGTCATCACCGCCGCCGCTAACGCGATCCGGCGCGGTTCTCACTGGCACTGTCCCCTCGTCCGCCGGGTTTCCACTCATGGTTGGCTTTTCACTTATTCTGGTTACTGGTGTTCCATCCTACTTCATGATGGTCGCCATGACCATGACATGTGCGACCGCATTCCCCCTTGTGGAGGCCGCCTCGAAATTTGTGAGAACCCCGTTCGCCACGGACAAACGGTGACTAATATTTATGGCGATGGTAATTGGGTCACCTCCAATCAAGGAGCTAATGGGTGGTCCACCAACGCAAACACCAACCTTGCTGACGGTTCCATAAGCTCTACCCCCATCCAACGGCCTCCTTCACAAAATCCTGACGGCCCCAAGGGTCCTGGGAAAAGAGGCAGAATGCTTGAAGCGGCCCCTCCGGGTATTAATCCGCGCCCGGATAACACTCACCTGGATGATTCGGTGGTTGAAACTCTTTCCTCGGGGAATGTTACCCTTGACACCACCTCCACTGCTCCTGTTGTGGCTCCGCTGGACTGGCCTGCCGATCCACTCGACCCTCCTGATGCTGATTCATTTATTCCTGGACCTTCTGTCGACCGCTTCTGGCATGTTTCCACCCTGGTTTGGAGCCCCAGTCAGCAACCAGGTACGATGCTGCAGGGAGCCAATGCCTTTAGGTCTTCGGTAACTCCTTATACAAGTGCTGCCAATATTGAAGCGCTTGGTTCTACCTTTACATACCCACATTCTCTCATTGCTGCAAACCCGGGCACCCCTGTCTTCGATGCGTTCACAAACTTCATGCTGTGGCGTTCAGGGCTCGCCGTGCATATATCCACTTCCGCTAGCCCCGCCATGGCCGGAGCCCTGCTTGTCACTGCTTCACCCGAGGGCTATGAGGATGTCCAACAGCGGTCCTGGACCACCAATGCTTGCGGGCTAACTACCATTCCATACGTGTTGCTTAATTTGTGCCAGGCCAACTCGGCCACCCTCATTCTCCCCCCTTGCACAGTCACGCCGTTCGATGATATGCGCACCCACACCTCATGGGCGATACGCCTATATGTCTTTGCACAATTGAATGTTCCCCCTGGCATTACTAATAAGCTTCCAGTGCAGCTGATGTTCGCCCCATTGCGCACCCACTTCCTCTTTGCCGCTGTGCCGGAAGCCCACCACCTCCGAACTCGCATTCTCCCAGGGTCTGGAGATGGTTACTCCTTCACAGTCCCGGAAAACCAGGGAGTCCCCATGGCACAGTACCTCCCTGAGCACGAGTCAGCAGAGTACATTCCAGGGCATTTTGACAACTTTATGCGTTATGCCAATACGCCCGGGCTTCTGCGCACTCTGCGCTGGAGCTCTGAGATGGACCATGGTACTCCCCTTCTACAACTTAACCTAAATGCTATTAGTTTAGGTCCCGATACGCACACTCCCCTGTCTTATGTGCTCAGCTCCTTCTCTCAACAGCGTGGGTCGCTCTCTTTCGACCTTGTGTTTGCCGGTACTCAGATGCATTCAGGTCGCTTGCTTATATCCGTCACCCCACCGTCTGCCCACCCTCCCAGGGATGTGGAGGACGCCTTGCGTGGCCACTCCCTTACGTGGGACGTTACCGTTTCTTGCAACTGCTCGTTCCACGCCCCATTCTTCTCTCCCACCGCTTGGCGCTCACTTGCTATGGATGGGACTGCTTTGAACACTCTCTACAATTCATGGGGGTGGCTCTCTGTTTTTGTCTACACCCCCCTCATGACCACTCCGTTTTCTTGTGACTATGCTGATTTCTATATCTTCGTCCGTGCTGGTCCCGAGTTTGTTACCCGCATACCGTCTGGTCTGGCTGCTTCAATTCAAGTCCATGGCGACGAGGTTTCACCAGCCTCTGCAACTCCAGATGATGGCATCAACGCACTAGAGCAAGTGCGAGGGGCTGGGCCTCCCTCAATGGCATTGGCGCCATACTTCAACATGTTCACTAAGGCTTGGATGTCACCACTTCAGGTCCCGGATGTTGAGGATGCTCGTGTTGCGCCCTCTCCTCCTGAGATAACTGCTTACCTCACTGAGAAACTGACCTTGCCGCGCACTGTAGAACTGAGCCCCACTGCCTGGACACTTTCTGTACACTCCCGTGGCACGTCATCCCTCCTTACTCAAGCCATTGCTAGCTGCTATTATTTCCGCGCTGATTTGGATGTGGAAATTCTGCTTACTGTCCCTTCCATTGCTTATGAAGCAACGGTTCATTATCCTGCTATTTGTGTGCAGTATCACCCACCTGGTAGTACCATCATCCAACCCAATGAGAAGCAGAGCTCGACTGCGTTCAACGCTCCCTCAGCTGGTATCTACGCGACCGCTTTCCCTCGGTTACCTGCTCCTCGTCCTAGCAACACTTCAGGTAGCGCGCCAGCAGTCACCTACCACGTTAATCTTACCATACCCTACTCCGCTATTAATCCAATGGTCCCCACTGTCTACTCCGGGACTACAACTGCTGCTGGGCCCCCAAAACCAACTCCCCCGACCCCCCTCCAGTCCGTTCTGTCAATTCCCAACTCTCTAGGACGCTTGCTTATATTTTATCTCCGGGATGAGAGTACGGATGAAAACGGTTTGTTAGGCGACATCCGCCTCCGGCTCCGAAATTTCTCTCCCGCTATGGCTCGGCTCCCACAGCTTGCTTTTGCGTTCAAAGAAATGCCCACGCAATCCTCGGACGTGTCTCCCCCGACAGTTATGCCACCGGGGGAGATCGCAGCCGCATTGCCGTTTCCCAATCCTTTACAGCCAGCCCCTCCCCCCATCGCACCATCTCGACATGGCGGGGAGAACCCTGGCGGTTCAGAGCGTTGTTACATTGTGAGGAAAACCTCCTTAGGGCGCGTATCCTGGGCTCTCCGCTCCAGCAACCAGCAAATTGGCATCAAGCTTCAGGGTTTCCGATGTGTTGTGGCATATGAGGATTGTGAAGGCTCCCTCTACCAAGAGGTAATCCCAGCGCACTTTTCAATCGCCCAGGCTATGATTGGGCAGCCCTTCCCCCTCACCATCCGCAATACTTCTCGGCATTGGGTCGAGCGTATAACCAATGTTCGACTTCCCAACATCCACCCCGTCGCCGCTTGCTGCTTCGGTATGGGCGTCTTAGCTTCTCTGGCTGCAGAAACAGTCCCTAGGCCAGAGAAACATGGTCTTAAAGACCTGGCAGAGGCTAGCCAAAACCTTCAGCGGGCGGCAGACGCCATCGACTGCGCCATCAACTCCGCCAACCTTCCTGGCTGTGCCCAGCAAATTTCCCAAGCTGTCAATACCCTCACCAATACTGCTGGCGATCTTAACAGCACCATCCGAGCAGTCTCCGACACCGTGCGTCGCGAGGGTCGCGACATTGCCGACGACTTCTCGCGTGGTGCGCGGTCGATGGTCACCGCCACTGAGAACGCCACTCGCTTGGCAGAGAGCCTCAATATCCCTGTCACTGCTGACACCCTACTTCAAGCTGCCCAAGCTATTAAGGACGCCTCCTCCCAAGTCTCCCATTCCATTGACACCGCTGCTGAAGTGGCTAAGCGCCTGATCCCCGCTGTAGAAAGTGTGGTAGCTGGTACCCGTAAGGAGTCGCCATCCATGCTCTCTGGACTTTTCAAAGCCTTCTCCCGCTTCCTCGGCTATGGCTTGATCATCTTTGGCAACCCCTCCCCGCTTTCCCTTGCTGGTGTGTTCATTCTCCTGGTCGGCGACCTCGGTGACGAGATTGTCGAATTCTTCAAGAATATCCACCGCCCTATAGCCTGCCTCTTCGCTTGGATGGCGAGCAAGTTGGGTCTCAAGGTGTCTAAGGAAGACTGTCTTGAGGCATCCGACGGGCTTGAGGTTCCCCAACCCCAAGGCCCTGTTCGCGATTACAATGATGTCGCCAACGCCATCAAGAACACCGATTGGCTTATTCACCGCATTTTGGATCTAGCTCGCATCATGTGTGAGTGGCTTACCAAGCGCACTAAAGAAGATCCTGCCGCAAAGCTCGATGACCTCCACCAACTTGTTACCCAGCTCTATTCTGACTCGGTGGACACCCTCACCGCCCCCCGCGTCTTGCGGTCGGTGGTGGAAGAGAATCTGTGTCGAGCTCGCGCCGCCCTCCCTACTGCTGCCGAGTTGCGGTCCCCTCCCCACACTACCATGCTCCTGCGCGCTATCACTAACTATGAAACTAAGGTTTCCTCCCTCAATCACAATCAACCTCATCAGCGTCCTGAGCCTTACGTAGTGTATATTCATGGTCCCCCCGGCTGCGGAAAATCTCTCATGGGATCCCTCCTTGCCTCTCGTCTTGCCCAGGCCCTCTCTGGTGACCCTGACGATGTCTATTCCCCTGCTTCTGTCTCCTGTGAGTATTACGATGGGTATCGTGGCCAAACTGTCCACTATATTGATGATGTTGGTCAAGACCCTGAGGGAAAGGACTGGCGTGATTTCGCCCAATTGGTGTCCACAGCCCCTTTTGTTCTCCCTATGGCAAACCTGGAAGAGAAGGGACGTCTGTACACTTCCCGGGTGATCATCATGACATCCAACTTCCCTGAGCCCAACCCTCGTAGTTCCCGTTGTCCCGAGGCTCTTTCCCGTCGTCTGCGCCTGCGCTTGTCTGTCACACCCCCCCCTCGTGGTCCCAAGCATCTCGATGTTGCTGCTGCACTTGCTCCCTCCGCCAGTGGCCCAACTAAGTACTTTGCCTCTGACTGTCCCTTCCTGCGCCTTGAGGCTTTCGTGTTGCGCTCTGAAATGGGTGCTCCTAATTTCAACCATATGGACGAGTTGATTGATTATATCCTTGGCCAGCTCGACCACACGGAGCGCAACACGTCAGCTTTCAGACACCTGCTTCCCAACACCCCCAAGAAGCAAGGGCGAGTGTACGAAAGGCATCTGGAGGAGCCGGACAAACAGGAAGAGCCGGAGCGCCATGGCGTTCCGGAACGGACTGCGTCTATGCCTTGTCTACCCACTTGCACGGATGGGGAGACCCTCCAGCACGCCGGCTCTGCCCCAATTCCCACCTCCCTGCGTCCCCGTGCTTGCCGTACCTATGAGGTGTTCCATGAGCCTTGTCCCGACCCTTTCTGTACTGACTGGCCCAAACCCACTCCCGAGCGTCCAACTCACGCCCCCGTGCGTCGATCAGTGCTGGAAGAGTCCCCTCTGACCCAAGCAATTCAGCAAAACAAGCCCCTCTCCTTTGTGGAAAAGCTTTGGCAGTATCGCAAACCCCTTTTCCTTACCTCGGCTTTCCTTTCCGCTGTCTCTGCTATTTCCACCATTGCCCTGTTTGTTAAGTCTCTCATCTCTAAGCCTCAAGCTGCTTATACCGGCAAACCTCCCGTAAAGCCACGTAGACAAGTGGCCGAGCGGCAAGCCCCCCTCCCGCCCCCTGCCCCTGTCCGCCAGTGTCTATCCGGTGGCGCCATGACTGTCGCTAAGAATGTGGTTGATATCACGGGCTTAGACGTGGAGTCTGGCGCCCCCTGTAAGGTTAATGGCACTGGCATCTTCGACCGCTGGGTCCTCACTGTCTCCCACGTGGTGTCCAGGGTTGAGGATGTTGTAATTACATTGGAGGGCCGAGACTATCAGCCGTCGAAAGTCATCTACGACGGCGAAATCTGTGCCCTCTATGTTCCCGGCATTCCTCAATTCAAGGACCTACGTCGCTTCACCCGCAATATCCGGCAGCACACCACTGGTGTCCTCCCTAGCCACACTCCTAGCGGCCCCGCTTTTATTCTGGTCTCCAACATCCGCTTGCGTAATTCCCCTTGGCCCTCCCTTACTGGTAAGCGGGACGTATACTACTACACTGGGGCTACTTTCCCCGGTCTGTGTGGCGCCCCGCTCATCCTCCAGAATCCTGGTGGCCCCTCTCTGGTTGCTTTGCATCAGTCAGGGGTTGCCGGAACCTCTGGATATGCCATTCCTGTTGCCGACCTCCTCGCACAGCTCACCGTCCCCGAGACCCAGTCCGAAATTCTGACCTGCGAGCCTGGTGGCCCTCCTCCTCATGTCCCCCGCCGGTCTAAGCTCGTCAAGTCTCCCGCTTATGGCGCTTTCCCAGTAACTAAGGAACCTGCTGTGCTTTCCCGCCACGACCGACGGACTGAGGCGGACGTCGATGTGGTCGCCTTCTCTAAACAGGGAGGCGGTGATATCGACGAGCCTTGGCCCTCGCTCATTCCTGCTGTCAAGCTTTATTTCTCCCGCTGCAACTTCCCTCCGCTTCGCACCCTCACCATGCTAGAGGCCATCAATGGAACCCCCCTGCTCGACGGGATTGACATGAATCAGTCCGCCGGCTACCCTTGGTGTCTTACCAGGAACCGGCGATCCCTTTTTGACGTGGGGGAAGATGGTCTCTATCATCCCTGCCCCGAGCTCTACCAGGAAATTGAAGCTTGCCTGCACAACCCTGACTATTTCTACACCACCTTCCTCAAGGACGAACTGCGCGGACTGGACAAGGTGGCTGCCGCGAAGACTCGCCTCATAGAAGCCGCCCCCATCCACGCCATCATTGCCGGCCGGATGCTCTTTGGTGGCCTCTTTGAGGCTATGCACTCCCAGCCTGGCATGTATGGCAGCGCAGTTGGTTGTGACCCTGACTATCACTGGACCCCCTTCTATCATAGCTTCCTTGATTACTCAGAGGTCTGGGCACTGGATTACTCAAATTTTGACTCTACTATCCCCACCATCGTCTTTAAATTAATTGGTGAAGAATTGGCTAAGATAATCCAGCTCCCACCATCCATTCCTCCTGACGCTGTCCAGAAGTATGTCCAATCTATCTACCTCTCCAAGCATGTGTTCGGTGATCAGTGGTACATCATGAAGGGAGGTAACCCGTCCGGTTGTGTCGGGACCTCCATTCTGAACTCCATGGTCAACAACATATCCCTCCTGTCAGCCATGCTCACCCACCCCGACTTTGACACTTCTGCTTGGCGGATTCTCTGCTATGGCGACGACGTGCTCTATGCCACTGTCCCCTCCATTCATCCCTCTTTCATTGCAGACTTCTACCACTCCCAAACCAATTACAAAGTCACCCCCGCTGACAAAGCTTCTACCTTTCCCGAAACCTCATCCATTCATGATGTGACCTTTCTTAAACGCCACTTTGTCCCTGATGAGCGCTTCCCCACCTACATCCACCCTGTCATCTCCCCCGAAACCTACCAACAGTCAGTCATGTGGACACGAGGTGGTCCGTTCCAGGACGTAATCACCTCGCTCTGCTACCTCGCCCACCACGCTGGCCCCAACAACTACCAGAAGTGGTGCGACACTGTGCGGGCACAGTGTCTCAAATCGGGATTTGAGCCCATCTTCATCCCGTACGAGGTTTTGCAGTACCGCTGGTTGGCCATGGTCATGACTTAGCCTGCTCTAGGCCGGTTTGAGCAGTAAATAAATCCGGTGACGCCCTGGCAAGGGATCCCCCGGCTCCTGCCCACAAGCTCCGAGCTGGACGGTTCCCGCCCCTCGCCCCTGCCACCCAGACAGGGCGTCTGCATATTCTTGCTTGCTTTACTAACAACATAACTAAGTTTGTACCCTCCTTGGTGATATAAAGGCCTGCAAAATTGGCTCTCGCAGTGCCCCTAAGCCAACGGAGCGTTTCTTTGTCATGTTTTATGTCTGGATTAACATG